TCAGTTACGCACAAAGTCATTTGCGACTGACCAACTGTCAGTCACACCCCAAGTCCGATTATTGGATATTGGGTTTTGCATACCGATATCTTCGGTGCTCAAACTGAACCTCTTAAAGAGGGGACGTTCTTGCTCTATGTAACGAGGTAACCAACCGACAATAAGTCCGGTGGTTAAAATACAAGCAGACCCCAAATTCGGGGTCTGAATGAATATCAATGAGTTAGATGCTATTTTAGCCATAAAATCACCAGACTGATTTTATTGAGGAGGTCAAACTGACCCGAAATAATTGGGTCAGTGCTTAGTATTTTGCACCCCCTGATTTTGAGATGAGCAAAGTATAAGCAAACGCCAAATCTGGCGTTTGCTTAAATATCAATGGGTTATCACCAAAGTCCGAATTAGGGCTTTGCTCTGCCGTCAGATTTGTCGTTAGTCACTAAGTTACATTAAGTAACCCCGTAAATATGAAAGCAAAAGGTATGGTGGAAATCACCATACCCTCACCTGCATATATAAACCAAGATGTGATATCCCACCTTGAGATGATCCCGTTTTTGGTTCATGAGTAAAAATCCGCCTTCATAGAAGGCGGCTTTGATTTCGCCCCAGAGGGGCGTTACTAGTTCAGACTCTGAGAGCCTTCACTTCACATCCCTTTTAACGATAATTGATTGTCTTCATGTTCATGTTTTTCCTGATACTTCACATACTTCCTTATCATTTCTTCATTTACACCTACGGTATCTACACAGTACCCTCTCGACCAAAAGTGATTTCCCCATAACTTTTTCTTTCTTAAATAGGGAAATTTATTAAATAATCGAATGGCTGTTCGTCCTTTTAAATGCCCAAGCACCTGAGATACAGATAATTTCGGGGGTATTTTTACCAAAAGATGAACATGATCGAGTTGAACATTCAATTCTACAATTTCTATCTCGAGTTGTTCACATGAAATCCGTATCTGCTTATAGACCTCCCTTCCTACATTATTTTTCAGTATTCTAAATCGGTATTTGGGCGTCCAGACGATATGATATTGACAACACCAAAGTACATGCGATGCTTTCTTGAATCTACTCATGGTTAAATCCGAACTGTTATCCCCATAACAGTTCGGATTTAACCATGAGTAGCCTTATTGGCAGAGCCCATCTGTTGCTGACCACCTCCGCAGGAGGTGGTATTCAGTTATGAATAAAAGCCCGATTTACCCGGGATATAATTAACGGATTTGATTTCGGCACCAATTAACAGTTTTTGGATGGTGGATTTATCAAAAAAACCCTCCCTGACAAACAACTGTCCATTCTTCACCATCATGAACGGCTCCATCTCGCCACTGGCCGGATTAAACCAACCGAAATTCTCGGCATTAAATCCAATGGAGGTAGTGACCTGTCCGTTCTTCACCTCAGCCCCGATAACCATCCCGGCTTTATAGAACTGGTTGTTGTACTTCACTCCCGCTCCGACATAGTTAATGGCATAACCATTCCCGTCGATATCAAAAACCGCCGTGGCCTTCGTCTGCACCGCTGCCGCATTCTCCCCCACTTCGGCCTGTACCTTCTTCATGTCCTCAGCAAAGGCTTCTCTGTCCGTAACCTGCGTGGTCTGAACGTGCAGTATCTCGGCCTTAAGCTCACCATTCACTTTCATCTGACGCTGAACAACAGCACCGGTGAGAGCGGCGTTCTCCATGATGGCTTCGGAGTTAAAGTCCATCTGCTCCTGCAACCGCTGGCCGGCTTTGTTGGAAAGAAATTCCTTACCTGCCGCATCGATGATCCAGTTCGTATCCGAAGAAGACTCCCCACGAATGAACGCCGTCCACGGGGATTGATTACCGGATTTGTCCACCAGTCGCGCTCGGAAATAGAAGGCGACTCCGGCCGCCAGTCCCTGCATCGTGTGCGTTCGCTGAGGATAGGGGATATCGGCCAGCAGCATTAAGCCTTCGCCATCGTTGGTCTTGCTGTACTGGATTTCGGTTTTCAGCGTGTCGTCCGTCTGGGGAGCAAAGCCCCAATCTAGCTGGATACCAAAGATGATCGGAACAGTTCGGAATGCCAACGGTGCCGGAGGGCTGCCCTCTTTCCCTTTCAGATGAGTTTCGGGGGCGTTTGCCCAGAGACTGGATATCTCAGCGGCATTGATCGCCCTGACCCGCGCCTGATAGCGTCCCGCGTAGATATTGGGAATTTCAAAGCCCTGTGTAGAGGTTCGGGGCGCAGATATCCAGTTGCCATTATCCCGTCGCCATTCAGCTTCATACGCAATGGCACTGGCAGTCGCTTCCCATGTCACCCGCAATGTGGTGACGGCAATCCCCTGATTCACCACCGAATAACTGCTGATACCGACATTTTTCGGTGGCAGTTGAACGCCGGGCGGAATGACAGAAATGGGATGCTCGTCTATTCGGGCACCGGTGTCGATACGCTCATATTTATCGGGATCATGGTAAACCGCACTGATTTCAAAAGTGCCGTCTCCGCTGTCCCGGATACTGGTCACACGGTATTGCTGAATAAACAAATCATTGGCATCAATTGCCCAGCCTGCTTCCGCTCTCGGTATTTCACTGTAAGCCGTTGTGACAGTTACGATACTGCCATTAATCGCCTGTATGGTTCGCCCCTGTGACACACCAGAGGGAAGATTGACCAGCAGCCTGTCGCCAGCCTTGGCTTCGGGTTTGCGATCCAGTGTGATGTTACGTTCTGATACGGCGCTGATACGCCCGCCAATCACCCGGCCTGCACGATTCTTGTGTGCCACGCCAATAATGTGACCGGGCAGTGGGATCTGTCCCTCCAGCCCGACCTTGAATGACACCACACTGTCACGCGCGTTGGTGAGCAATGCCCAACGTCCGCGCCGCTGCGCTTCACTTTGGCGGGTACAGCCAATGGCCGTGAGTTCCGTCTGATTGATGTCATAACGACGTACCAGCTCGTCATCAGAGATCGCTTCAAGGGTATCAGCATAATGATTATCAGGATCTGACCAGCTCACCATAGCGACGCTATAACGGGTACGCACACTGGCAGCGCTGTATGAAAAATCCCCCCCAATCACATTGGACTGGTTGAAGATGTAAGAGACATCCGCCGGCATATCCGCCAGCGTGACAAACTCATTCGCACCCCAGTAGGTCGTGCCACGGAAGATAGCGGCTAAATCGGCTAATACCGTCCACGCTTCCTCACGAGACTGGATATACACATTACAGGTGAAGCGAGGCTCCGTACCGCTCCCGCCTTTACCATCAGGGACGGGCTGATCGCAATACTGAGCGATGCGGTACAGTTCCGCTTCATTAATTTGTGTTGAATTGATGCGGTTTCCCAGCCCAAACATCTCTGACACAATAATGTCGTAAAATACCCAAGCGGGGTTGTCAGAATGCGCCCATTTAAATTGACCCGACCAAATCCCCGAATAAGTGCGGGAAACAGGATCATAGTTATCCGGTACGCGGATAATTCTGCCCTGTGGCTTGCAGGATATCTGGGGAATATTGGGAAATTGCTGAGCATCGAACTCGACATAGAGCAGCGCAGTATTGGGGTAACGTAATTTCGCATCAATGACCTCGGTAAAAGCCATGATATTCATCTTGTCTGCGATGCGACTATTTTTAGTATCCGGCGTTAATTTTCTGACCCGAATCTGCCATCCTGTCGAGGCTGTTGGTAAATCAATGCGGTGACTACGTTCATATAAAGTTGTGGTTTTATCATCCACTACGGCTTTCAGTACTTCCTTATAAGCGCCGCCATCCGTCGCCAGATCAATCGCGTAATCCACCCGGTAACCGGTAATATCCCCGTTATCATGTTGCTGTTGTAATACAGGCCAACCCAAACGCAAACGTACCGCAGACAATTTAGTATTGGAAACGGAACGTATCCACGGCGTACCACTCTTTAATTCAACCCCTAGCCGGATTTCGTTTTCCGCCACAGGCAATCCCTTGATGTATTCCTGAGATTGAGTGCCGGCCCGATATTCCCATTTAGCCCCCGTGAAATTCATTTCTCCATCGGGATTAGCCAGCGGAGTGCCATTCAGATAAATATGCGTAGCGTCTAAATTACTCCCCCATTCACCTTCACCCAATGCCAATAACACTTTAGCCTTTGCAATGGATTGAATGCTGTCTGGTGACTCTACGGGGGTATATCCACCCCCGCCGCCACCCTTGCTGCCTTGAATAAGATGATGTCCCATAGTTCACCCATAAAAAAGGGCCGCCTGAGCGACCCGGTTGAAAAATAATAGCGGTTATTGCTGGTCTTCGGTATAGACACCCGCCGAGATAATCGCCCCGCCGATTTCACGCGTCCCGTACAGAACAGGAACTGGGTTCCCTTGTGCGGTCGTATTTACCGGACCACCAAAGGCGTAAGAGGGTTTATTGTCCGGTGATTCACGCATTCGCAGTCCAGACATTTGGGGAGAAAGCATCTGGACAACACCACCGAGCGCCATTGATGCACCAACCATCGCCATCCCACCAGCTAAACCACCAGCCCCAAACACACCTAAGCCAACCTGACCACCGGGTACGAACATAGCGACGGCAATCAAGGCAACACCTAAAATAGTTTGAAACAACCCAGCCCGCTTACTTCCGATAATGACTGGCAGGAGATGAATAGTTTCCGTGCCTTTTGTCATATTAATTTCGTCCTGCCCGATATTTCTGCCGCCAACAAAAATGGCAAATGTCAGCCCTTTTTTATGTGCTTCCGTCATATATTTTTCAAAACCGGGCAACAGGCAATGCATGGCACTAATTGCATGTCTGGCATCCCGTGCTTTGTATTTAAATTCTTTACCAAAACGAGAAATTAGTGGACCATGAAGACGCACCGTTCGCATCGGTATATCGATGTAAGCCATAATTACCTCATAAAAAAACCCTCAAATGAGGGCTTGATTAAATTCAAATACAATTCTTTATTTTTTCCACTCTGTGAGCCGTTCTGGAACCAAACAATCCACCTTGATAATAGAAATTTATTTTAGTCCTATTATCCTTATTTATTATATCAGCTACTTCAAGTTGACCTTCTGAATATATTGTGTAACCACTACCATATGGTTGAATATGAACACTGCCCCACATTGGCGATTTTTCTTGCCAGCCAAATAAGATACATTCAGCGATATTTTTTGTAGTTTTATTTGATGAAAACGCCTGATCAACATCTCGTTTTCTCATATCTTGAATACTTGAGCATCCAGTTAAGACTAATAAGCATAGGACAAAAATAATTCTCTTCATTCCACTCTCCAGTGTTCCAGAAAACCAAATCATAGCACCGAAAATGAAATACTTGTTTCTCAGAATAAATTTTTGTGACGCAAAATCTTCACTGTTCTGTCTTTCCAGTACCCACCATACGGCACTTTCTGGCTTAACTGCCCATAAAGATGATGCAGCAAGAAATTACCCGCCAGCAAGACTCCGGCGTGATTAGGTACATCCGCCTGAACCTGCATAATCACCACGTCGCCAATCTGGGGGGTGTCACTGAACTCACCAAAGCCACAGGCCTGCCAGTTGTCCATATACCGGTTTTCGCCCTGTTCCCACCAAGGATAGTCAACACGGTAATCGGGCAATTCAATAGCATGTTCCTGACGGTAGTAACTCATGATTAGCCCCCAGCAATCATAAATACCGAGAACAAAAGGCCTGCCTGTTAAGGGCAGCTCACCACGCGGATAAATTGTCCTCAAATCCCCTTCCGGCCAGCTCACGATATGCCACGGTAATTCGGTGGCATCACATTGAGCAGCATCCAGTTCACTGGGCTGCGTTGTTGCGTCAGGGTGGCTATGGACAATGGCAGTTATCGCGCCCCATTCGTCAGCGGCAGCATAACCAAGCGGATCAAGATGAAACTGCTCGGAAGGGTCAGGCGCTAAGTTTCGGCAGGGAAAATATTTTTCTACCCGACTTTTTTGGGCAATCACCCCGCAGGCCTCTTTGGGGTATTCAGCCTTTGTGTGTTCGAATATCGCTTGTAGCGTACTGTCACGCATAGTCACCGCCTAATCAATGCAGCACCGGGAAACCCCCCGAACGGCAAAGGTTCATCTTCACCGAATCGCAACTTGCACGATTTGAGTCGCCCGGGGCATTTATCTTTACTGGGGTCATCGACCGGATTATCGTTTCCATCGAAATAACGACTCCCGGCATAATCACAACCCTTGCCCGTGCGATACCAGCCCCGCGAGCACCACGTACATACGCTGTGTATCTGCCGGGTCGGGATTTTAAGCCCTTCCAAATCTGCCGGGCTGGCAAGCTCAAAGGTGACCATTTCATCGGTTTCAGACTCCTTGCGGTCAACATAGAAAACCTGCTTACGTTCCTGTTCGGGATCGGTGGTCGGATTGCCTTCGGGGAAATTCACCGCATCCAGATAATGAACAAAGGTATCATGAACGGTCACTTTGGCCTGCACCATGTCCTCAAAACGCAAACACAAAGCGGTAATCAGGCCATCCAGATTAGCGACCTTCAATTTAGGCCGTGCAGACTGTCCGTCGCTGGACATATCCAGCCCTTCAATCTTGACAGGCCACGCCCCATATTCTTCACCCTGCCACCAGACAGACTTCGGCTTGAACTTGTCGGGATCACGTTTTGCTTCCTCAATCTCGGCAGGGGTATGCGGTATCCCGTAGGCATGGAACCGCAGAGTATCCGCACCGAATGCCGTTCCGTCGACCTCATAGAGCCGGATAACATTACCCGGCTCCAGTTTCTGTACATCAGCACTGATCATCATTTTCTCCTAAGCGTGATAAGCCTGAACAAATTCAGCAGACAGCGAGTAGTTTTTGCCACCCAGTGCGCTGGTCTTATAACCTTCGCAGCGATACAACCCGGTGTCAGAAAGCGGTGGCTTCCAGATAAAAGACTTATGCCCTTGATGGCGATCTAAAAATTCCAAGATCGCCCGGATGTATTTTTCATTGCCGACAAAATCCAGCGCCCATTTTTGACTACGGGGATGAATGCCCTCCCCCGACACTTGCGTGTAACCATCGCCAAACGCGGCTTTTCTGATTTTAAAGTCCACCGTCGCAGAGGTGCTTGTTCGGGGACTCCAGTTAAAGGTTTCCATTATCGCCCCCTGATTGCCCGGTTAATCGTCCCGCCCGGACGCAGATCTTTATCCCGTTCAGCGTAATAGACCTGTGCAAATGCCTGCGCTAAATTCTCACCGAATGCCGCGTCTGCCCCGTTTGCTGCCTGACTTGTGCCACCGGAATCTGTGATATAGACCTGAATATTGGGTGCACCATTCGACGATGGCAGATTACCCCCAACCAGCCTAACGCCCAGGCTGCCATTACCGGTTCTGGCGAGCGGCATAATCGCCTCTGGCCCTGCTTCCCCCATCAACCCTGCGCCTTTAGCAAAGGCAAAGAAGGTGGGAGTGCTGACTACCTGCCCGCTGTAAGCACTGAGACTCGGTGAATCATAGACACCGCCTTTGGCATTGACTGAGATGTTCTGGGGCAACATGGGCACAGCCTGACCATTCGCGAGCGTTGTCCCTCCGCCACCCGCGCCACCGAAAAACCCGCCCGCCACGCCCATGATGGTTTTCAAGGTATTGCTGGTCAGAATAGCTTCCGCTGTCATATCCATCAGGTTCTGGATAATGCTTTGTGTGAGGGAGGAAAATAGGCCGATCATGCCGTCCTTGAATGACTGGGTGCCAGTCAACATCCCCGTTAACATGTTGGTCATGCGTTCTTTTGTGGTAGAAAACAAATCTACCGTCATTTTCTGTATTCGTCCCTGACTGGCATACAGTTGCATCGCGGCTTCATAGCGGCGCTCATTAGTTTCATTATCCGCAGCAATAATTAACTCATTTTTTCGCTGTTCGGTGATAAGGCCTTCTGTGGCGTAGGTTTGAATCAACGCTTTCCGCCTTTCCAGTTGATTTTGGATATCCTGTAGCGGATCAACATTGCCGACTAATTCGGCACTGGGAGATACGGCATATCGCTGGTTAGCTTCGGCGACGGCATTCAGGTAATTAAGGTTAATTTCCTGTTTACGCCGCGCTGACTCCTCGACGCTCTGGATATCCTTGGCGGCAATCTGTCGCTGGACTTGTTCTTCCGCTTCCTTGCGGGCAGCGGCGGCTTTACGATAGGGGTCGGATTCAATGGCATCCTGTAAATCTTGGGTACGTTGTTTGGCAAGAATACTGGCTTGACTGAGCCGGATTAGTTCCTCGCGCTGTTTCCCGGTGTATTTGGCGCTGACATCCAGTGAAGAGGCGAAGAGCGCCGCCGCCGTTTCACCGTCTTTCATACGCACCTGCTCGACCTGAATTTCCCGGTTCAGGTCAGCCACTTTATTGCGGTAATTTTCCTGTGCGCTGGCGGCTTCACGCGCGACCTTTGCCGCTTCACTGGTCGCTTTTGCGGCCGCCGCCTGCGCCTCTCTGGCTTTTTCCCCGTTTTGATATATGGCGACCGAATCATTGATGTATTTTTGATAATGGTTCTGATATTGCGGGGTATTTAGCTTTTGATCCTCTGCGGCAAACTCCGCCTGTCTTTTAACCTTCGCGGCCCCCTGCAACGCAGAAAGTTCAAGATCACGCGCCGACTTCTTCAGAAAGTCCTGTTGCTCGTCGCTCAGGGGAGTCTGGGGAAGTGCAAACGGAACCGGTGTTAACGTCGTTCGCTCTTGCAACAGACGATTGCCGACGGACAATATCCGGTTGAAGTCCGAGCCGGCCAGTGTGAGTATCGGCAGAATATCACTGGTATTGAGCATTTCCACATAATTATCACGCAACAGACCCGTTTGCCTGAACTGCAACAGGTTTAATTCTTTTTGCTTATTGCTTAACCCCTCCTGCATGAGCGCCAGATTGTTCACTTCATTGTTATACACTCGGGTCGCCTCGGTCAGTTGCGTCACCGGATCTGCCGAATACAGGGTTTTGACGCCTTTTTCAGCCACTATCCGGATGCGCACCATATCCGCTTTTCGCGCTTCCACTAACTTTTCTTGTTTCTCTATGGCTTCGTTCTGAGCCGTGATTTGGTCCTGCGTATCAAAGACCCGTTTATTGACTTCCAGCGAACTCATTTCCTTTAAGGATTCGGTCAGCAGTTCCGTGCTGTTCCTGAGTTCCAATGCTGATTGTTTGGCCTGCTCCTGCTTTTGATGCATAAAATAGAGCGCCGAACCCGCCAGTATTGCCAAGCCGGGCATGCCGCCAATCAGCCCCAACGCGCCGCCCATCAATCGGGAGCCGACTGAGGTCACGCCGTTCAGCCGATTCTGTGCCGCTGTCCGGGCATCCGTATTGCGTTTCAGGGTTGCCTGTGCTCGGGACAGGCGTTCTTCTGCCTGCGTTTGTTTGTCGGTGCCTTTTGCGGCTACCAGTGCCTGTTGTGCCCGGTAGACCGCTGCCCGTGCCCGTGCGGTGGAAATCTGTGTCCCCCTGACCTGCGTCTCCGCGAGTGCCACCTCAGCGAGGCGAGTTTCCAGGATCCGCCCCGTGGCTGTCTTTGCCCCGGACATCATCCCGCCAAAGAAACGGGCGGCACCGACAGCCACCAGTATCGCGCCCGCCGCCGCAACGGTATCTATGTTTTTTGCCACCCCATCCAGTACGCCGGACAAGGTTGCCGTCGCCGATGTTGTCTGGTTGGCTTCCCCGACCCACTGCTGAAAGGCATTCATCACCCGGGTTGAGGCGGCGCTGACACTGTTCGGCATCGAATCAAATTCTTTATGCAGGGTTTCCAACTGACTGACTAATGCCGGAACAATCTTCGGCGTGGTCAGTTCCCCGGCATCCGCCAGTTGTTTCAGGTCTTTCTGGGCGACTCCCAGCCCATCAGACAGGGCTTTCATGATCCTCTGCCCCGATTGGGCGACCGAGTTAAAGTCCTGCCCCCGAAGTACGCCGCGCCCTAACGCCTGTGATAACTGGGTGATAAGGGAGGCGGTTTCTTCGGCGGACGCCCCGGACACTTGCAGGCCAGTAGCCAAAGAATCGGTCAGGGACAGGATATCTTTTGTCGAATAGCCGTATTCCCGCAAAGAGCTGGAGACGCGGGTAAACAGGCTGGCATTGGATTCAAAGGTCGAGCCGGTATACTGACTAATCCGCAGCAACCCTTGCTGGGCGTTTTTGAAATCCTCTGTTGATGTCGTCGCCAGCTTGATACGGGCATTCAGGGAGTTGTAACTGTCCGCCATACTGATGAGACGTCCGGTCGCAAACATCCCGGCAAACGCCCCCGCCATGCCTTTTGCCGTGTCCCGCACGGAGGCCAGTTGTCCGTTCAGTTCCCGCATCGCCTGCTGGCTGTTACGGCTGGCAGACGCCGCCTGACGTCCGCCCTTTTCCATCGTCCGGTAATAATCCGCCCCCATCCGGGAGGCGCGGGCAATTTCCGACTGAAACGAGGCCGAATTTGCCGAGATTTTAATGATTAATTCACGCAGTTTTGCCATAGCAATGACTCACGATAAGTTAGACAGGAAACCTTCCAGACCCGAGAACGCCTGCTCATCCTGTTGGGGATCGTCACCCCATTGCAGCAGGGCGTCTTCCAGTTTGACCTTGCCGCCCTGCGACTGATAAACCGCTGAGGCTATCTGGGCGGCCTGAATGTCACCACGGCGATCACTGAGGGGACTGCGCCGGTCGTAGGCCATCCAGCACAAGAGTTCACTGGCACTCATATCCCGTTGCAGCTCATGCAGGGTTTTGCCGAGCCGCAATGCCAGCGTCATCATGAAGAAGGTCAGGGGCTCTTTGACTTTTTTTCCGCGTCGGCCTGTGAGGTCATTAAATCCAGTGCCTGATGCAGCAACCGGGCATGCACGGGACCGTAAATCCCCGCCACGGTGTCGTCATCGTCAGGAGAAAATACCTGTTCACCGTCTTCATCCCACAATACATCGATAAACAGCACCACATCCCCCCGGACATTGCGGCGGGTCTTCTCAGCCACTGAGAGGGCTTTCTCTTCCTCACTTTCTTGCGGTGACAAGATTTCCTGCCAGAGTGCCCACGCCCCCGCAGAGGGTTCACGCAGGATCACAGCAACATCGCCCCATTCCGGTACCGTGACGGTTTTACTGCGAAATCCGGCGCCGGGTGCCAGTGCCAGAGACCGTAAATCTTTCTTTGCCTTTGCCATGTGATTTATCCTTGTGACGTGTCTTTAGTTAACGTAGTCGCTTGCTTGAGGGGAACGGGCTTGCCTTTCAATCGCAGGGTAAACGACGCGGTGACCAGACCACTGGCGGACACGCTCCACGAGTTCTGCCGCACTTCGGCTAAAAAGGCGTAACCATTCCCGGTCGGGAACTGCACCTTAAACGCATGGAGTTCATCGGTGTCGTAGGCATTGCGCAGGGTGTTCTGCCCGGCTTCGTCGGCTGACCAGTTACCGGACAGGGTAATTTCGCCCGGTGCCGCGAGACCGTTGGTCATCTCCTGCTCGGTGGAGCACAGGGTGGTGACCTCAATGTCACTTTTTTGGCCGCCGGTGTAGCTGACTTCTTTCGTGGTGCAGTCAATATCCTGCCAGACGGCGGTGACCGGGTTCGCTTCTTTTGCCGCCGTGGCCGAAATGCTGACTTTCGTGCCCTGGGCTTTTTCGTACTTGCTGCTCATGGGAGATTCTCCAGAAATAAAAAAACCGTCCGCAGACGGTCAGGGAAAAAGGGTTTGTTACTGCCAGATTTGGCATTCCAGTGTGGCGCGGTACAGCCCCGTGTCAGACTCGTAGCTGTTAGTTTCGCTCAGTTGGGTCGGTTTAAGCGGCATAAGGGCTATTCTGGCCTTATCCCGTATCTCCCGTGCCGCATCAATGGTCAGAGCGTAGGCATCAATTTGCAGATTGTTCAGTTGCCCGGCCTGCCCGTTCAGCACATCCTGATCGATGCTGTAGAGTGAGAAGACACACCACGGCGGGGAGACGGACGGGGCTGATTGCGGCGCGACATAGGGAAAGACCTGATCGGGCAGCACCGGGGCCAGTAAGGGGAAAATATCCGCCTCGGTCATTTCGACAGCACCTCATCAATGGCCTGATTCAGCCGTTTCAGGGCAAACTTTGCCGCTTCGTCGGATTTGGCATCAAAGGCCGGGCGGGCAAACGGCCTCGGAGCCAGCTTTGACGTGCCGTACTCCAGAAAACGCCAGTAGTACGCGTTACGCGGGTCGCTCTTCTTCATTTTGGGGTCGCTGTTCGTGCCTTTGGCATTCGATCCCCGGACATACACCCCCGCCAACACGTCACCGTTGCGGCTCTTGCGGTTGGACGCCACAATGTTCCGGCTCAGTTTGCCCGTGCGTTTCGGCGCTTTCACTCTGGCCTCATCCCGCAATACCGAGGCGGCGGCATAAGTGGCCTGCCGCAATACCTTGCTATTTTCGGCCTTGCTCAGTATTTCCAAATCCCGCGCAATCTCCTGTAACCCGGAGAAGTCCAGATCGGTAACAATCATGATCTCACCCCCTGCTTGCACAGCAGTTCAAGTTGGGTACATTTCCCATCAGGAATGACAGCCTGAATATCGTACACCTGCCCCTTGAATACCAGACGTGACGCACTGGTGACATCCGCCCGGTAGCGCAGCCAGATACGTACGGTCGCTTCGGACAGTGCCGCCCCGGAGGCCAGTAATTCCCGTCCGCTGATGTGTTTCACCTCCGCCCAGACCGTGGCTATGTCCTGCCATTCCTGCACTTTCTGGCCGGAAGGCAATCTGACCGGGGTAAAGTTCTGCAATGTAATGCGGTGTCTCATTTTTCCAATGTGCATTTGCCCTCCTTACAAACCGTAAATGCGGTAAGGTTGCAGTAACGCCGCGACTGAAAATGGCAAGGAAGACACGGATTGCCCCACCGACGCGGCACTCCGGTTTTCATACCATTGGGCAATCAGCAACAACATGGCGGCCTGCACATCGGCGGTTAACAATAAGTGATCGGGATCATCGGCATACCCTTTCGCTTCTTTATCGGGATACAGTGAGCGTCGGGTGTAGTTCTCGACATATTTCACCGACGCACCAATATAGGTATTGAGCAGGTCATCATCGTCAGGGTATTCGACCTTGCATTGTGCTTTGACGAGTTCAAGAGAAAGCATTATTCCCCCTTATTTTCACCCTTATCTTCCGACTCCGTTGACTCCGTCAGAGTGTGCGTCTCGGCTATCTCGGCGGCATAGCCTTTTTGAATTAATTCGCGCCCGTGTTGTTCAAAAGTATCAATGACATGACCTTCTGTGATCACCTGCCCCTCAAAATAAATCGCTCTCAGTACGGTCAGTTTCATGCGGTGCTCCAATAAAAAAGCGACCGGTTAAGGCCGCCTTGGTTGATGTGGGATTATTCGCCGGATTTGGGCACGGTAAAATCACCGTACACGAAGGCTTCGGGACGTTTGACCGCCAGGGCGAGACGCTCCTCACAACGAAGGGAGATCATGTTTTTCTCGAAGTCGTCGGTGTTCTCAGTCGAAATCACCACATTGGTTTCTTCGCGGTCAAAGATTTGCGCCCCGGCATTGAATGCCCCGGTCAGGAACTTGCCCCTGAACGCCGCCGCTTCTGTCGCCACAACGGGCAAACCCCACAGCGTAGGACCGATCAACCCGGCAGGGTTCCCCAGAATGTAACGGCCTAATGAATCCTTAGTGAGTTCAATACTCGCCCAGTCAATAAAGTGCAGAACATGCGCCGACGCCGGGAAGCGAGCCAGTTGAGCCTGCAACATCGCCAGACGCAGATCATCAATGCCGTTTTGCTTATCGACCTTGAATTCCGCCTTAAACTTCGACGCCTGCGGAATGATGCCGTGCAGGTGTGCACCGGAGCCGTCACCGAACAAAATTTCCTGCTCTTCGACAAATTTCAGGCCGTAGCGCATTTCCGCATCCACCAGGGACTGCAACTGGGCGAAGTCGTCCAGAATTTGCTTTGACGCCTTGAACATATGCGCCACGGTGGTCACGGCCGTGATTTTGGTCGCGAACTGGATATCACTGTACGGCTTGGCGGTATTTTCCGGCACCACTGCCGCCTTGTTGGTAAATCCGGTTTGCTGCACCCAGAAGATAGCGGATGACGTGGTCTTGCCCGGTGCGATCAGATCACGGATAAACAGGCGCTGCTTGGGTGCGACATCCACACCCGGCAAACGTTGCGGTTCAACGACGCCCTCAGCGACACCGGAAGACGTCAGCGCGGCCTGTACCGGAACGGAAATGCGCTTGCTGGCCGGAATACTGGCGTTGATATCTTTCAGTACCTCGGCAGAAATGAGTTGCTGACCGATGGTCTTCGCCGCCTGAACGGCATTTTGCAGCGGCATTTGCGCCACATGTTGCTCCAGTTCACCGAGAGACGCTTTCAGGGTCTTTTCAGATTCGCGCAGGGCGTTCAGTTCGGTCGCCATTTTATCGACCGCCGCTTTGGTTTCCGCACTTAATCCGCCCACTTTTTTGGCTTCATTCAGCGCTTCTTCCGCTTTGGCATTAAATTTGCCGTTCGCCTCTTCGATTTTGGCGGACAGGCCTTTCAGTAATTCGTTGGTATCAGACATGGGTTACTCCAGTTATAGGTGTGCCGGGGCAAAGGCATTCACGGCCTGTTGCAGTGCCGCTAAGGTTTCAGGATTAATTTCAGGGGTCGCGCCCGGTGGACTCCCGGTTAAGGATTTAATTAATTTTCGCCGCTCTGAGCGGGGCGTATTGGCCTTGGCCAGCAGGGCATCCATTTTACGTAAAGCCGCAGAGTAACTTTCCTCCCCCGTTTCAATGGTATCGGCAGACATCAGGCTATCCGCGAACCCTTTTTCAATGGCGTCATTCGCCCCAATATAGGTTTCGTTGTCCATCATCTGGACAATGGTGTTTTCGTCCAGATCGCTACGGGCAACATAAATATCTTTCATCGACGCATCAAACGGGGCTAAATCGGCGGACAGTTTGGCGAAATCGTGACGGTTACCGATACCAACAGCCCAGCAGTTGTGGATCATCAGGAACGCCCCGCGCCCCATCTGGATTTCATCGCCCGCCATCGCAATAATGGAGGCGGCTGAGGCGGCAATACCGAGGACTCTCACGGTGACCTTGCCTTTATGAGCACGCAGCACGTTGTAGATAGCGAGACCTTCGAACATATCCCCACCGGGACTGTTGATATTGACCATCACATCAGCGCTACCCAGAGAACCCAGCGCCGCAGAGATGCGTTTTGCGGTCACCCCTTCGCCCCAGAAGTCCTCACCAATCACATCGAGTACAGAGATCGTATTATCGGTATTGGCCGCTTTGATGCCACTGTTCCAGCTATCCAGGGCTTTCGGTTTCAGCTCACAGGAAATCGACGCACAGGGGCGTCCCTCCGGCGCGACCGGCAGTTGTTTTTTACTCATCAATGATTACTCCCCAGAGTGAGGCTTGGCGTTGGTATTTGAGGATGTGGGCTGTGGCTCGCTACGCTCAGGAAAAAGCCAGTCAGCTATCTGCGCCCGGACTTTTTCTGATTCTGAGCCGTTACCGGCTTTACCGAGTTGCTCAATCGGCGTCAGGTTGAGCTGCACGGTGTGGATATCCCCGCCGTCAATCGGGGGCAGGTTTTCCAGCCGGCGCACATCATTGCGGCTCATCCAGCCATTTTGCAAAGCCGTGGTGTAGTAAGCCGAGCGTCCGGCGCTGTCTGCACGGAGCAGACCTTCCACCGAGAACTCGCCATAGAAATCTTCATCGTCATTGAGCAGACAGCGGCTGATTTCCTGCTCGATATTGATCAGTAACGGGCGCAGGGTGTTGGTCAGGAACTGCATGTTCATCCCTTCCACACTGGCACCCCAGCTACTTTGTTTGGTAATGTGACCCACCATAAACGGCGGCACCCGGAACCAGCGACAAATCTCTTCCGTGCTAAAGGTGCGGCTCTCCAGCATCTGGGCGGCTTCGGGATTCATGGTCACACTCTGATAAGATAAGTCCGTCTCCAGCACCATCAGTTTCCCGGCATTTTTTGACCCCGCAAACTGCTGTAAATTCTTCCTCAGCCGCTCCCGCTGATCCTTATCGAGGGCGGTCTTGGCAGACAGGAATCCGGTACTTTGCAACCCGTTTTCAAAGATCTTGCCGGTCGCCTCATCAATGGACATGGCCGTCCCAAACACATCCCTGCCGACCTGAACCGGGATTAGGCCGCTGACCCCATCCAGACCGAAGCCGCGAATGTGCATCATGTGCTTAAGGGGAATGACCCGCTTTTTTCCCTTCAATTCCGTGTAGGTGTATTCCAGTTGCCCGTTTTCCAGCCGTTTGACCACCATGTTTTGCGGCAATAAAGGCAGCAGGGCGACCAATTTTGAACCAATATAGCGCTTCTCGACAAACGCATTGCCCCGCAGGCACAGGCTGGCCACTATCATCAGCATAAAGCGCGATGGGGTCATTTCGGCATTGGGTTGTCGGCAAAGGACGCGATAAACCGGATGATCTTTGGCTAATTCACGGGAACCATTCGTTTTGGTGCGATAAATCTTTAAGGGCAGCGTAGAAATGGATTCACTCAATAACCGGACACAAGCCCAGACTGCCGAAAGCTGCATCGCCTTGTCCGCCGTCACCACCTTGCCGCTGCTGCTGGTGCCGATCCATTCCTGCCAGAAGGTGCCGTTCGTCAGACTGAGGGGCACCCCCAGCCAGTTCAGCAGGGCCGACTTGACACGTCCGGGTTGTTTTTCTGTTTTCATCTAAATCCCCACAATAATCGGGTCATCAAAAAAGCCGTCAATATCCCCCTGTTCGGTTTCCATCTCATGCGAGGCACCAACCGCCATCGCAAAGGCCACCATGCCATCCATCCGCCCGGTTGATTTGTCCTTCGCGAGCTTGCGGTTGGACGCCGCGTCCTTGACCGTAATGGCATTGGCGGCACACATGTTCATCACCGGGTGATTGCCGTGGTTAACCTGTCCGTTCAGCAAAAGCTGCTCCATTTTATCCAGCGCCGGTGCCATGTCTTTATAGCCCTGCCCGAACTCCACCAGGGGGAGTGTCAGGCCGATGTGTTCGGCGGCTTTCTTAAAGATATCAATACGCCAGCGGTCAAAGGTGATCACCTCAATAGCAAAGTCACCGATAATCTCCGCGATGTCTTGCACCACGAAGTCATAGTCGACCATCGACCCCGGTGTGGTACGCAGGAAGCCCTGTTTTTCCCACACGTCATACGGCACCCTGTCCGTTTTCGCCCGGTCAAGCAGGGTCTTTTTCGGTGTCCAGAAATAAGGATGCACATTCCACATGCCATCTTCCGATTGCCCGATGATCACCAGCGCCGTCAGGTCTTTGGATTCGGATAAGTCCAGCCCGGCATAACAGCGTCCCACCAGAGGTTTTAACGGTTTCGCCCCGGCTTCCCAGACGTTACGTGAGATAAACGGGGAACTCATGGACACCCGTTGATTCAGGTTCAGGTTGCGGAACATGTTTTCCTGACTCGGCATGCGGGAAGCCATTTCTGCCAGCCGCTGCATGTCCTTTAACGAGCGAAAGTTACCCAGTGCGGGGTTGGCCGCTTGCCACGCGGCAGGATCAAGGATGTCCGCCTCTTTGTCGGCCTCATACACATGGGAGACAATGTGCGGGTCATGGGAATGCTTCGCATCGTCCAGCCAGAGACTGAGTAAATCGGCATCATTCGCCGCTTGTGTACTGATGGCAATCAGCAAAGGTGACTTGTGCGCCCCCTGAGAAGTAATGATGGCATCAACAAAATCACTGCGGGGACCAACAATCTGGCCGACTTCATCCAGGATCGCCAGTACCGGTGACAAACCGTGCGTGGTTTTGCCTTCCGCCGCCAGCGCTTTGTATTCCACGTTCCGGGGTTTGCCGATCAGCTTCTTACCGCTGGGGATAATATGGACTATCTCTTGCAGCTTAGGGTTGAGGTTCACCATCTTCACCGCCAGATTGAACACAATCCCCGCCTGCTCACGGCTCATCGCCCCGCTGACAATCTGGGTATTCTGGAGAGCTTCGGGACCCACCAGATGAGCCAGTAGAATCCCGGCAATCAGTCCGGTCTTGCCGTTCTTACGGGCAATGCTGAGATAGGCTTTATCTGTCCCGACCGGATTATCGTAGGTCTCCAGTAAGAATTTCTGCTGAAACGCATCTAACCGCATGGGCTGACCGATAAGCTCACCTTCCGGCACAATGCAATAGCGTTCAATAAACGCAATAACACGTTCACCGCGTGTCATGAGGTTTTCTCCTTAATGTACCGGGGAGGCCAGCAAATCATCCCCCTGCATTTCATCGCGTACGCGCCGTGCCTCGGCATCGTTCTGATTACGTTTACGCTGGTCACGGCTTTCACCATTGGTGGCGTGGGAATGGATTTGCAGATCACGGCGTTGCGCCAGGATGGTGCGCTGCAATTCCACAATCTGCTTACGTAAAGTTTTAATGACATCTTCGTCCCGCTCTTCCCCCTGAACCCGCTCTTTTTTGCGTAATTCTTTGCGTAACAGCGTGATTTCGAGCTGATTATTGGCTAATTCGACCGCCGCCAGCAGATCGGAAGGCGTCCAGCTATCGAGGGCTTTAGAGCGGATATTGTCATGCCAGAAAGGCTCCGCTTTTTTCTCTAGACCCGCGTGGATAGGCGGTTCGATGGTGTCAGCGGCCGCGTTTTTCATGGCTTGAATTTCGGCGCTCACACTGTCTGAGCGATCCCGTTTTTCGGCCATAATGGACTCCGGTTAAACGAAAAAAATCGGGTTAGCGTTATTTTTGAGGGACTGCGCCGGTCTGCCGGGGTCATCATCCTGAACTTTTATCCCGCCCCTGCGTCATCATTCCCAGTGAAATCATTTTATCGGTCAACCGTTTCACCTTGTCCCCAGTTGCCTTTCATTTGCTGTTCTGCCCCGATATAACCCAATGCAATCAGTGCCTCACCTTCTGGGTAGTCATCCATCAGTTGGCGTATCGTGTTGAGGCAGTTATCGACGTGCCTCTGTTGCTGCTCGTTCAGAGAGGCCATCAAGCCTTTGAACATCAGTAAGGTTTGTTCATCTTCGGTCATCTTATTAATTCCAATGTGAATGGGGATCTAATGGCAGGCCGTTAATATCGCAACCGACCACCTTACCGCGCTTCTCCATCCGTTGCTTAGTGGAGTTATGGTGACTGTCACATAAGGGCTGCCAGTTCTTGGTATCCCAGAATAGCTTCTGTGCTTTGGCTATCTCCGTCTTGTTACCGGAAGCCAGTGCCCCTTTCAGCTTATGTGGGATGATATGATCAACGACGGTTGCGCCGGTCACTCTCCCTTGCTGGTGACACATGACACATAAGGGATGTTGTTGTAGGAAGGCCAGCCGTGCCTTGTTCCATTTACTGCCATAGATACGGGGTGGCATCACATCACCGCCTTGAGAATATGCCGCCGCATCGACTCTCACGATTGACGAACTGGCGTATCTCTTCACGGACTATCTGGCGGAGGTGATCATCATGGCTTGCTCTGATTGCCTTGGCATCAACCGTCCCTTTCATGTAAACCTTTCCGGCTAAATCGAAGGCCTTGAAGCTATCACTGGTAATTCCAGCCTTAACACCTGTATCTACTGACAGTGTCATACCTGCGTCATAGGTTTTACTCGCCTGTTCCTTTTCTGCTTTCTGCTTTCTGCTTGAAAACTAACTCAGTGATGAGCTTTACGGGTAAGATATCGGTGAGTCTTTGAGGTACAGGATCAAGTTCTCCCGTTGTGTGTACAAGACGACCAATTACCATCTTAAGTTTTCCTTCCTTATCGTAAAATGCTATGTATCCCGCCGTCGTTACCCTGGCACTACCATCTTCATTAATACGAATTTCCATCGTGTTTTACCCTCATTCAAAATAAATAACTGGTCTGATTTATATAACCCCGTCTTTTAAAGGCTGGGTCTGCATAAAACTGATATAAAACTCTGCACAAGCCACTCAGAAAGTAACCTGTTCAGAATGTTATATATTGCCGTCTCTCCGGCTGTCACACCACTTCGCCTGCCTACAGCGGATGTTGCTGATAATGACTGTCTAGGGCATTGATTATTTTTGATTCTGACCTGTACGCTCGATGCAAAGGGAACATGTCATGGCTAATACAGGCAGACGGCGATAACCCGACGCAGTGGAACTCAGATACAAAAATGCCACCACGGGAGGTGATGGTTTGGGGATTCCTTTAACCACTCAAGGGAATGGGCAAAGAAATATTGATTTTAATTTCAGACGTTAACTAATTGTTAAGTATTATTCGCTTTTTGTTGGGTTGACATGATGAGACAAAATGCTTACATCGCTAATCAATAGAGAGTAAGTAAATATGTCAATTGCAACTATTCACTATAGAAATTTGGTGATTAAAAAAGCTGGGGACTCAGCCAGAAAAGGAATTATCTTAGCTCATGGTGGTTACACCCCAGAAAGAGGTTTTTTCCAGCGAGGCTCTGGCCGTACTTATGTCCCCTTGCGGATTACATTAGTTTGTAATTGTCTTCATGATAAAGTATCAATAGGTCAAAAAATGGCAGATGCCATTTTATATCCTACTCCTACAAATCAAATGAATTACATTCCGGAGGATATCTTAGGTGGCAGCATAATCCAAAATTACTCCTTAACATATAACAGTAAATTTGAAGGTTATGAACCCAGTAAATTTGTCGATGTAGTGACGATAAAACCCAATAGCAAAGCACATATTTCAGATGTTTTTAGTGCTGTAACGGCATTAAATTTACATTATGAGCGCATATACAATGTAGCGTGTAGAATAAATAAGATAGACCGAAATTCTCTATCAATATCCGCTACCAATATGATTATTCAAGGCTCACCAATGCTGCCCTAACATACTCCTGCAACCCCAGTATCATTGGCTCTGCGGTGCTATAGCCTCATAGGTCAACTCGAAGATCTCGGGCTTGCACGGGTATAACTCTCCTTTTATCCCTTGGATAATCCAATCCCCAATGTCAGCACGATGATTACCTTCCAATGTGCGAATGATTATGTGGTCAGGCTCAGCCTTTATTTCACTATTTAGAACGGCATCAACAAACCACTCTGGTATCTCTGGGTTTAGATTACTTTCACCTTTGAACAGGAACGCATCAATAACTACTGGTTTTTTTCGAAACTTAGCCATTATTCTTTCTCCCACACTCGGTATTCACATAATCCTGCAAATATCTCAGTTTTGCTCTGTCGTTGATGATGTCTTCTCGGATATCGAGAACAGTTGATCCAGTTTCTCCAGTGAGTTCGACGGTGGTTGCATCGACCATGCCGCGGGAGGAAGTGGTTTCACGCACGGGGCAGACGGCTTGGATGCGCAGCTTGCGACGGCCAGCGGCAACATCAGACCGAAGAGTGTCAATTTCAGATTTGGCATTGTCGAGTTCCCGAATGTGTTTGGCATCCAGTTCTGCGAGATGCCGGATGTGCTCTTGCCGGGTGGCGTTGATGGCGACCTGTTCTGAGAGAGACTTATTCAGCGTCTCAATATCCTGAGTTAACCGTCCGTTTTCTGCATACACTGAGTAGATGGAATGGACTGCTGCCCCAATCAGCGCGAGAGCCACAATCACTGCACCGATTTTGAATTGCCACTTCATAGCAATTCAAATGCCCGTGTGAAAATGTCATCGGAATACGGTTGCTTGCCGTTCTCGTGCCGGACGATGGACTTGGCTAATGCAATCAATGTGACCTTATCGACACTAATCACCTGATGAGGATCGACACCTAATGCCTTGGCCACACCCTTGATATAAGCCGAAGTGTTGTTTTCCACATTTGGTGCCCATCGGTCTATCATCTTCGCGACTGTCTGATAGCCTTTTTTGTGGTAATTACACAGCAACTTCATCAGCGCCCGAATCCCATACTCTGGTGACTCAAACCGACAGAACCGCTTTTCTATACTCGGGTCGTGGGGCAATTGACCCTGCCACTTATTCGCTGAGTGGTGGTCAATGTTGCCTGGATTGTTGTTGCGAATGCCTCTGCTCATCTTTGTTCACCTGTCAGTCTGTTCCAGAAATAGGTTAGGGCGATGCTCCCCATTGCGCCGGACACGCCAGCACTAACGAACATCAGGTATAAACTCAGCCCCGCTTCGAGACTGATAAATCCGCCTATCAGTCCGGTAAATCCCGAAACGACTATTTGGGCAAATGCCCCAATCCAGCTCCAGCGGGCGTTGCTGGTTTTTATATCGATGATGTAGCGGACTATTCCGCCCCATGCAGAAAGCAGCAGAAGTATCAGCCACTGGTAGAGTTCAATCGGATCTTTGTTTGGCATACGCATATTCCACCCCATTTGAACAATGGGCGTCCGTGGGGTGAGCTATGGTCGCCCCTGTGAGTTAGTTAAAAGGAAATTGAAAGTACTAAAGAAGTGGTGGGCGCAACTCCACCTTTAAGCGCAATACTTTGCCAAGCTTCTGCATGAGGCTATTAATGACAAAGCAAACTTTAACCACAAACTGTACGCCAATAGGCCTTGAATCTGGAACGGGTCACAAAGTAATGAAATGCCCAAGACAGTGCGAGTTGCTCTTTGGTTTTACCGGAAACCTTTATACAGAGATCGATACATAAATTTTTCATGATTTTCTCCAACAAAAAAGGCCGCACCATGCAGCCTTTATTTAGTCAGTCGGAGACTATGAAATTAGATCTCCGATGAATTTTGCTTGTGTTTCAATTTTCAGTTCTGGCATTCCTTCAACAACACCATTCAGTGAATAGCCAATACCTGTCTCCTGAACTGATAAAAGAAGATTGAATTTAGATATATTCCCAAAAACAGAGGTGCCTTCTTTATTATGCTGCTCTACAGTCAGAATGATGCTATTGTGAGTTAGCCTTCCTCTGTATGTGCACACATAATCGCCACCATTTATAACATTATTTCTTACTACAACAGCTCCGTTCCCGAAATCCTGAACACTACTTCGGAAAGAAACAAAGTAAATTCCATCCTTCATGTTAACCTCATGCAGTAGTATTAAGCTGAAAATCAGCCGGTCAATACTACTGAAAAAAGTTAACCATCTCTAATCTGTTAGCACAAAAAGACAACAAAAAAATGCAGAATCACTGTGAGTGATTGGCGGCAAAATTTGGTAATAATCAATATCGAGCGCCCAGATATAGACGCTCTGTATTGATCATGCGGCCTGACTTACTGATCGACCTCGACAGACCGTGCGAACAGTGTCACCCGTCAGAGTGGTAATGTAGGCTTGGTCTGCTTTTTTGATGTCGTGATTAATCAGATTACCGTTATGGCTATGCTCGACACGGGCAATAACATTATCAGCGACATCTTTCGGGCAAAACTCCAGACGGTACATGTCCCCCAAGATCCATGACTCTTCTACTGAACGACCGTTTCTTTCTGTGATTAGCTTTAATGCGTACATGGTTAATTTCCTCATTGCGTAGGTAACAAAAAAGGCCGCCTTAGCGACCTTCGATAATTTGGTGGAACCTCTCAGAATCGAACCGAGTCCTAATGCTCTTCAGGCATCCGCGCGAACCCTCTACACCAAAGTTCCAGATATGAAAAAGGCCACGCCGGAGCGCAGCCTCGAATTTGTTACCCGTGATCTAAACGGGGTGATCTCTTTTTCGCTGAAAATCACATTAACACGTTGATTTATCTAGCATGTGGGGGTGTTCCCTAACCCTGATCGAGGTGTTGACCATACCACCCAAAATCACATTTAACCTATTGATTTGACAGTGATATAGGGTGATGTCAGACCATGATCGGTTATTCGATATTTCCGGTGAGTTGGATTTACGACGGGTAGATAGCAAAAAGCCCCGCGAGTGCGAGGCCTTGGGATTCAGAGTGTAGATTTATTTCCAGTTAAAGCAAAAATGAAGTGTATTACCCACGTTTTGTTTCAGCAGAGCACCTAATTTTTGTGCTTCGGTGTTATTATACTGTCCAGCGAATTCATATTGTTTTTTGCCGGGTAGATAACTATCTGCACTGCTTCCAAGATGATAGGGTGTACCATCGACAGTCACAGTAAGCTCTTTTTTAAATAATTCTACTATCTTCTGATAACCACCCTGATTGTTATCAGAGGAGGCTCTAATCGAAATAAATTGACTCCCACCACCACCATACCATACGAAATATGAAAATTTTATAATATCTGTTTCATTTTGGAAGTTAGTTAAAGTACCAAAAGGAACTTCGTTACCAGGTTTAAGTTCATTGTCTGCAAGATATCCCCAGTCCTGATCTGAACCGCCCCATGTCCCAGTCCCTATCTTAAGATCAAATTCCAGCATGCAGTTTGACTTCACCAACTCCCAATCACACGCCATCAAGTCTTCCGGCGTTGGTTCCCAAGCATATGGAAAACTCTGCTGATCATGCTTCTCAATATGGATAGGAGTGCTGCCATCATTTTTGGCGGTGAGCTGTATGTATTCATTAGAGGCATTCCATACGCTACGATTTACTAATTTCCCCGTATATACCTGAATCAATGCCCATGGCAAAGAACCAATTGGCGCAGCTATATCATTATCAATTTTATAACTAACCGTCACCTTAGCCTTGTATTGCTCAGGATCAAACGGACACTTGAGGTCAGCGTTATCATTTTCTGGCTTATTAACTTCAGACATAAATCCCTCACTTTATTATTCGTTAAAGGTAATTTCATCCTACTGCTAAATCACCAGAAATTTTACTTAGGTCAGACTTCTATCTCAATCGAATCCCGACCGTAGCGAGGCTTATAATTTGAAAGACGATGGGCAATAAAAAGCCCCGCACTGGGCGAGGCTTGTTAAATCGATAAGCTGTGTGACATGGCTTTCACTCTTATCACAATAACCCGTAAATTTCGTTACGAAAAGCTTTTATGCCACTTTTTCTGTTGGTGTCTCTTTATGTGTCCAAGCGTCCATTTCCAAAGTCACCTCCGCCATGATTAAACAGGCTTCTATAAAGGTTTCTGCGACCATCAGATTTTGGCGTATTTTGCCCTCAGAGCATTTCTTTTTTCTGGCTATTTCTGATTTCGAAATGTCGTGGATGTAATGTAATTCAATTAACTCAAACTCATCTGTACGCCCTGATTTGATTAATCGTCCCACCGCGCTATCTACAGCAATGCCATCGTTATCACAGCAAGATAGCCTTGATTTTGACGTGGAAGGCAGCAACCCTTTGAAGCCTGCTGCAATAGATGAATAATTGATACTGCTGTGTCCACTTGCTGCCCACCCACCCCAGCATTCTAATACCATCTGAATATCACGCATCAGCACACTCCCCCACCAGATTAAGAATAATTTTGTCGGTCAGCTCATGATCATGGAACCGCTCTTCGGACAAGGTGTGAAGTTCCAACAGTATGCCCGTAAAGCCATTGATTTTCTGACGGTATAATTTACGTAATTTTCTCATAATGCCTCCAATGGCCTGCCAAAAAGAAAACTTTTACCCGTTTGATGTTGTCTCAAAACCCTTGTTTGTTGTCTCATGTTGTCTCAATTTAAAAACTAAAATAATTAAAATTCATATAGTTAATAAAAATGAGACAACCGAGACAACTGAGACAACAGGTTTTAGCCCTCACATGAGAAGATCAGGCTTCTTCGTCTGATTCAGGCACCAACACCATGATGTAAGCCCGTTGCTGAATACCCCCCAGATGCTTAAGACGGGGTGTCTTGCCCTGATAGCTCCTTCCACTGGCCGGCTTTTTGAGTATGTCGCTTTTCACTAACGTGTCTGCGAACATATCCACGTTAAAACCCCGGGCGATCTCCTGCTTGAAAGTGGCGGGTAAGGTATAGAAAATCATCGGATCATTATCATGAAGGCCTTTCTTTTCCCGGTATCCGGCTAGATCCCGAATCGGTAAGTCCCGCTCATCATAGGGCAGAGGGGCATAGCGGCTCATGCCATGGGCGTTAAGAAAGGAAACGGCCTGCTCGACAATCTGTTCAAATTCTTTATTGCCAGTCCCAAACTCCGCCACCCAGACATTAGAGATATATTGCAACACATCGCGGCAATCCTGCGCTTTCCAGCCCGTAATGACCCGCCCCAACATTAAAGCCGCCTCCAGTACGGCAAAGCGGTCGCTGACCCTTTGTACCTGCTCACCATAACTTTCCGGTATCAACTTGCCCCACCGTGATTGCGCCTCAATATAAGCCTGTCTGGCTTCCTCATGGTGTGACGATAGATAACCGATCCATTCCCGCCCTGCCGCACCATAATGTTCACGACAGCCGCGCTTTAAAGCATCCGCATGCGCCTTACCATTTTCTGAACCGTGCAAGGTTTTCGCCCTTTCCATCGGGATATTCAGCAATCTGACTAATTGCCCGGCGTTAATTTTAATCCCGGCTTCCATCAAGAACGTGGGGATATCTTTCTCACCGGTACTGATCGCCACGGTTCGCCAGCTTGCCAAAGGACGGTTACCGCCTTCTTTTGCCCCCTGTATTTTCCCCTTACCGTTAAACAGGGTATAAGCTGAGGTGTGGACATGTTTAGGGTTTGCGCCCTGTCCGACTTCATCCAGTGATAACAACCCGTCATTGTGTGCCAAGGCTTCGTTAGCAATACCCAGCGCAGTGCCATACCACGTCAGCCGTTGCTCATCCGGCTTACCGTATAGGCTGGTGGCAATATCTGCTGCCGTGGTTTTCCCGGCGGTCGATTGCGCATACAGATGGACACCAAACCCGTCCGCCCCCACAATCCCTATCATCGGGGCCGCTAACGCCGTCGCAATACCCAGCATCATAAAGGGGTTATTATTCGCCAGCCGTGCCACCTGTTCACGCCAGCTTTCCGTTGTGCCTGAAACCGTGTAAGCATGGGCGGCAGCGCTTCCCCCGTTAAACAAAACAGGCTGCTGAGGTACACCAATCACTGAACCATCCGGCATGATATAGGCCCCTTTATGCCAGCCTGATTTTGCCGTCATACTCCAGATTTCCTTTGTGTGACTTCGTATCAGCCAGTCAGCCAGGATCGCCCTGAGATTATTTTTTGTTGTGACTTGCACGCCCCCCGCCTTGAGTATTCGCCAGCCTTCGCGTTCTCCAATGTCGGCCGACGCCACCCCTTTAATAACCGGGTCTTTACTGCCCTTCGCTTTCCAGCGGACTATCAGATATTGCTCATCATTTTCATCAATGCCCGTGCCGATCACGTCAATCGGTGAACAGAGCCACTGTTCAGGTTTGATGATTTCCCCGGTTTCTTTGTCTAATTTCGGGGTCACGTAAAAAACCCCGGTGTTACGCACATCAATAAACGGTATCAGGGAATCACGTTCTTTCTCACGGTGTTCATCTAAATTAATCACCACTGACATTGGTTCTTTCTCCCCCACCTGATACAACCCATTACTGAATGCCTGCTTTGCTGCCTCAATACCATGACGCTGGCGATAATCGTCCCAGTCGGCTTTCTCTTCCGTGGGCGGCAATGTGACCCAACCCCTGACAGATTTAGCCGCTTTTTCTGCTGAAACTTTCCCCACATTCTTATGACCGGACTTCATATCGTTGTCAGCAGCAAGAATGATTTTCGCATCTGGCCACCGTTCCCTGACTTGTTCTGCAACAGCGAATAGATTCCCTTCATCAATCGCAGCCAGTACCACGCCATCATGTAACTGGCTGACCGTTAACGCGGTTGCATACCCTTCGGCAATGATGATCGTGTCCGGCGTTCCGGTTATCCCGGATAAGGGGATAAAACTGCCCTTTTTCTGTGAGCCTGAGACAAGGCGCTTTTCACCGTTCGGCTTGATCGTCTGGGCACCTGTCACGATTCCGTCCGACGCTTGCATGACCAGCAACAAAGAACCGTCTTTCAATAGCCGCTGATGGGGGCATTGCAGCCCCTTGTTAGTCAGATAGTCGGATTGCCCGACTGTGGTTTGAGCCACCAGCTTTTTAATTCTTTCGGCTATCGGGGGAGCCTCCGATTTGGGAGCCTCCTTTCTGGCTGGCTTGGGTTCTGGCAAAGGTAACACCAGTGCATCAGCAACGACTTTAGCCGCCTCAATAATCGTGATCCCCTTGGCCCTCACCAGCAAATCCAGCCCATCACCGTGATTCGGCTCATCGCACTGGCGACAATGCCAGTCACCGTGACCGTGATCGTCCATGAAGTGAAAGCGGTCAGTGCCGCCGCAGAGGGGGCAAGCGCCATGCTTACCCTTCGCCGGAACATCAACCCCACAGGCTGGCAGCAATCCTTGCCAGTGATCCTTAGCCGCCATTTTCACTGAACGGATATCAATATGATTTACCATTTGGGGAACCCCTCACGGTGATGAATTTCAAAATCCGCATGCTGTGCTGTGTCGTTCAGCGCTTCGGCAATCCTCGGCAAATACATCAGTGCTTCACCCACGCGGCGTAAATCTTCCCTTGCCTGACAATTTGCATAGTTTTCATTATCAGCAGACCAGAAAGCCAACTCACCCATCGCTGACATTGCCGCCATCACTGCACTGTGTGTTCCATCTGAATGCTTACGCAGATCTTTAATTTCCTCAGTGCTCATAGCGTTAAAGTTGTTGCGTACTAAGTGGTTATAGATATCAGACATAATCAGGCTCTCCCTGCGTAGGTGTATTCTTTAGTGAAACGGCTTACTGGCATGATGCACGGGGTGTGATAACCCTCACGGACAAACGTCACGCGATTAAAGGCGACCGACAACACCTGAACGGTTTCCCCGTTCTGATGGGTGTAATAGTCATGAGGGGCAGGATTAGGCATGGTTCACCCCCTGAACGGTAGACATATCGCTACAGTGGGAAGTGTTATCAATAGCTTCCTCACCTGCGATTACTTCAATCAGAAATACAGCAATATCGCCGGATAGCTTCGCCATCAGTGAAGACATAACGGATATTTCACTGCCCTGTATTTGATGAGGGTATGACTCAATAAGCTGATTAATAAATTCGAGTTGCTGCGCCTTTTCAGCGGCTTGATGAATAGTGATAGGCTTGCTCATGCGGCCACCCCCTGACGGGAAACAAATACCAGATTAGATTTGCCTGCCAGTAAACGGGCTTCACCTTCACAGTCCGCCAGAACAGTAATGAGGCGTACAGGGTGAATATCCACCAGACGTTGATTGCCCGATGCAATTAGGAATGTAAATTTAAGGCGAGTTTGGTTATGCTGTTGTATAGCCATAATCGTTACCTCAACTAACGGTTTGGTTAAACGCCCTACATGTGTTGCGAGCACTGTGGGGCGTTGCCTTATTTGATAACTGATACTACAATGGTCGTTACCATGTAACTCAAAATACCCTAGGGTAATTACCATGTCAACACCAAAAGAAAAAAGATCTCCCCAGTACCAAATGAGGATGACAGAAGAATTTAGAAAACAACTTGAAGAGCAAGCAAAAATTGATGGCGATCCATCCCTCGCTACATGGATAAAACGCACCCTTCGCAAAGAACTACAATCTCGAGGCATTGAACCAAAAGGCTGAACCAACCGACAATAAGTTCGATGGTTAATAAACGCACAATAAGTACAATGGCTATCCAAGGCAATAAGATTGACTTGGTTAACTGAGTGAACATTATTCACATGGTTATCTGAGCAATAACTAACCAAGTAAATATCCTTTACTTGGTTCACTCCCCCTCTTAAAGATGGTAGCCTCTTAAGCTGTTGTAATTCTTCGTAAACCAGATTTGGATTACGGGTAACTGATTGATTTAACTCATGACTCAAATCTGAGTCACGCCAAAGGGTAGCATTCGCCGTGCTATCCTTTTCTTTTTGTGCTCCACTCAATGAGGATCGCAAATTAACCGCGTCGCTAAATGATACGCGCATATTATGACCAGACTGCAAATATGCCGTCTGATTATATATCAATGGGTTAGGTAACTGACCCAAAGTTATTGGGGCAGCCAAAGTGAGGACTTCAACAGTAGGACTCCTTAACCTCAAGGAATCCCTATAGTTAATAATTCCCATCACAGCACCTCTCGCAGATCTATTCCTTTCGCTGTGTAACCCTGAACCCGAACACCCTCGACACGGTGGCGCTTTTTGGTCAGAAAACGAATGTGATCGGCATAGACATAGAGCCACTGACCATCTACAGCAATGCGATCGAAGGCTCTCGCTGGTCGTTTTGCATACTGGACAAATGGGATTAACTTATTGTTTTTAAGGTTTTTTTGTGCGCAAGGAGGTGCTTTTCTCTTTGTGCCGATAAACCCAGAAGTCTTGAAGGCTGCCTGTGATTTTCCTAGTTCTAACCTTGATATAACCCAGTCGTTTCATTAGCCGGCTAAATTCTGCATTGTCCCTAATCACCCGTGCGATATACACCAATGGCTCACGCATCCAGCCTTTAGCCTGATAGCACTTCGCCAGTTCATGATGCTTATTGAGAATGGTGTACTTATCTGGCTGGTTTGGATTGCGGTATAAAATCCAGTTATCCACGGCCTGTTTCCGTTGCTTCTGGTCAATCAGTAACGCGAACGTCGCTAAGGAGGCACCATTTTTGCGTGTGTTATATTCAGAACTGATTGAAGTAATGATATTCAATGCGTAACTATCGATATCCTTTAGCTGGACAAATCCATAATAGCTACCATTATTCAATGCGTTAACTGGGCACACCTCTGAATGATACTCAAAGGATTGTTTATCCTTACCTGCCAGCCCTATATCACTATCTGCATCGTGAACCGATACACCAGAATTAAGCCAAACAAGCCCCTGTCCGTTATGGCGTAAACCCAAGTCAGTGAGTGTGCAAATGCCCTTGTTAATTGCCGTCCAGTTACCCGAAATAACCGCCTTACGGATAATTGAAATATCGCTCTGGCTGAATTTAGGGTGAGTTTGACCGTTGCCAATCAAGGCAGTAATTTTTTCCATGATGTTATTCCTTAATTAGCAGGTTTTCGGCTATACGGGTTATTCACATTGTCTACTGTTGGCAGGAATATAAAGCTTTTCATTACATCACCTCGCCACGAGATTCAGCAATACGCTGTGATATCTAGTCATCAATTTCTGACTCAACGAAAGCGACTGAGCGAGTACCCATTTTGACTTGCTTCGGGAATTTATTGTCTGCAATGAGTTTGTAGATCCACGCTTTACCGTAGCCAGTTCTGCGCTGAACTTCGGGTAAGCGGATAAGGTTTTCTTTCGATGCTGTGATTGTTGACATTTAGCCCCCTGTTAACTTGCCCTTAATATTCCATAGCGGACTTTGTTAGATTACAGGGGTATTGTCATTCCATTATCTTGTTTTAGATAGACATAATCACAAAAATGATTTATCTACCAAAATCATCGGTCTCAAATCTCGGCGAGTTTCATGACATCTGAAAATCTCATATCTTTAAGGTATTCATTTTTCTTTACATAGAACGATAAATATCGTAAAAAATCATCGAAAATTATTTTTTCAACGAACGGTCTAACAGTATCTTTGATTTGAACCCCTCCCATTATATTTCCTTCACTTAGAGGAAATAATAATCTAGCATATAATTCATTGCTGATTTTCTTTTGGTTTATTTTTTCCCATAGCATTAAATCAATGAAAGGAAATACTTTATAAGTGAATATCTTCTTCAATGAAGACAATCCAATTCTATTATTGTTTTTTTTAGGTTCATCTATTTCTGTTCCAAGTCTCCATATTTTTAAAAGTCCTTTAAATTCTGTAAGTAGTTCATCATCAGAATAATCTCCTATGTTAAATTTAACTACCAATTCATCATTAAACCCATCTCCTAAATAACCAACTTTGTTTATACTCGAAAATATGTTACCACCAATTACCTTTACAGGTTTATTAACTTCCTCCATTATGTCACCTTGCCTTAATAAGCCTCTATAGTAGGATACTAAATCGCCAATATTAAATAAATTGCAAGACTTCCCCTCAATAGAATGCTCATCATATTCTTTATTAAAAAAATCAACACATCTTATGGGGTGTCCATTTACAATAAATTCACATTCCTGACTTTTATCAAAGGATTCATCTTTTATAACCGGAATATTTTTTTCATCAGAACCATCATGTAAATCCGAAATTATATCATGGATAATTAAACTGTTGTAATTAACTAACCCTTTCTCCAACCCTCTTAATATTGACTTTCGTATTTCATCAATATTAAGTGTTGGAGAACCATCATCTGCATCGTCTTCATCTTCATCTTCATCTTCATCTTCGTAATCATATAAAGAAAATACTCTATTCTTCAAATCATCAATAACCTCTAACACTGTTAAATCTAATAATTGCTCATATCTACTTATATCAAACCATGAAGTTATTTCTTTAGGTTTTACTCTTGCCATCCCGCCACCTCACGCCCTCATTCAGTAGGAGCTATGCCAATCCGTAGAGGTGTACGGGTTTTCGGGGATCAACCTAGGCATAGCTTTATTCTTTAACGTCTTCAATAGTCTACTAAAGACAATTATCGCTGTCTATTTATCCAGTTAAGCACGTTTCTTAAATTTGCTATGCACCACATTTTTGCCCTGTTCGAGTGTTTCCATGTAGTCGGCATACCATTGCAGCATTTCCCTGCGACCATCCAGATATTGGGCGTGGTTGTAAGTTCCTCGAATACTGTTCTTATCAACATGGGCAAGCTGAGTTTCAATCTAGGCAGTGTTATAGCCTTGTTCGTGCAATATAGTGCTCATGGTGTGCCTAAAGCCGTGACCTGTGGCTCTACCGCTATAACCCATACGCCTAATCATCGTATTTAATGCCATATCAGATATATGCTTTCTATAATCAGTACGGCTAGGAAAAATATATTGATAACTACCGCTGATTGGGTGTATCTGTTTCAGTAACTCAATAACCTGTTCAGACAATGGCACTATATGAGGGCGGCGCATTTTCAT